TATAGAACACTTATGTAGAGGTAAAAAAGAAGTAACAAAGACATTAGAAGAGTTTATAATTAATTCACCTATTGGCAGTAAACTAACTAATTTGCCGAAAGATTAACCACTAACAAAGAATAGAATGGCACAAAGAAAACTATCTCCTATGGAGATTTATAAAAGAGCAAAACATGATGGGCTTTGGGTAGATGGCTCTGAATTTGATGGAGATTCTCAATTTCACCAAAATTCCAAAGGACAGCTATTCCATGAATGGGTTAAAGAAAAACAAAATCAATTTGTCACAGAAGTAGAAGAAGACGAAGATTACTTAGGAAATAAACTAAAACAAATAGAAATTATGGAAAATCCAATAGATGAATCAGATGAAAAAATCATAGAAAGATTAAAAGCAGAGAACAGAGGGTGGCGAATAGGTTACTGGATCTGTTGGTGGCTTCTCTTAGGAGAAACTATCTTATTATTTACTTTAAAACATTAAAATATGGAAATGCTATTAATAATTATTTACCTAATAGGGAGTGTACTCGCTTTTGGGCTTTATGCAGGAGTAGCATATTCAATTACTTCAGAGTTTGTCCCTATGATAAAACCTAAATACAAACATCCTCTACTAGATTGGAATGCTTGGCTATGTGCTGCGCTTTCCTGGGTAGGAGCATTGCTTGCTATTTATGCAGGTATATCCCATGGGTGCAAACCAATACTTAAATACTCCTATAAGAAGTTATGGGATAAATGTAATCCAACAAAACAATAAATTAAATATGAGTGAAGAACAAAGTACTGTGATAGATGCTAAAAGAAGATCTTTTGGTGGAAAAACTAAAGACTTTAAAGATAAAGAAGAAAGAAATAGAGAGAAAAAACATCTCAAAGCTTATCTTAAAGGTCATAAGTTCTACTTTCACGGTTTCGTAACTACCCCAAGGGGGAGAGAAAGGGCTATGTATAAAGTACATGAGAATTGGACTTAACCTAGCTGAATTGTTAACCTAAAATCAAATATTATGTCAGAAGAAGAAAAAGAAGCATGGGAAAATCAAAGAGAAGAGAATTTATTAATCAGCATGAAGGTTATATGGTTAGAATATCGTACTAGGTACCTAAAAGGTATAATCACCTATGAGCAAATTATAGCATGGGATGGTATTAATAAAAAATTTAGAGAGTGGTTTAACTGTTATGCAGATTATAACTGTATATTACCACTCCATCAATTAAACTAATAAATGGCAAAAGGAAGAAGAAACGACTATGTCCAGGGTCTAATTACTGGAAAATTTGAGGACAAAGTAGACGCAACAACTGGTAAATCAGTTAGAGTATTTGTGCCCCGTACTAGAAATAAGTACAATACAATAGGAGGGCTATTGTCACAAGCAGATCATTTATCACATCAAGAAGTTCTTGAACGTGAGGGTATTATTTATCCAACTCTAGTCATTGACTATAGTGTGTTCAAGAAAAGACCTCGAGAAAAGAGGTATTTGGTGAAAAGAAAGTTGGAGCATAGACAGAGTCTACGTAAAGCTGGATTTAATCCAAATAACAGATTAAATATTTCCGCACCAATGCGGTTAAAATAGTTAGTCATTAGGGTAGGAGTAAAAAGACTTCTACCCTTTTATTAATCTAAAAATTAAAAATTATGACTATATACCAAATAATTAGCTATGAGAACAGAGCCAGAAGATATAGAGTTAGCTATCAGAATACCTTTTAATCCAAATTTCAGAATTGGGGATAAAGTTAAAGTAAAAGCAACCTACTCTTCAAGTCCATACTACAAAGAATATATGGAAACTACCATTGTAAGTATACATACTGGTAGGATAACTCATTGGTATTATTGTGATGCAATACCAAAAGAAGGGATAGGACAAAGTCATTGGCATGATGTCATTCCTGCTAAAACATTAGAAGAAAAATTTAAAGAAATGGAACTATGAAAAAAATATTATTAATTGCAATGTTACTTATCGGGATGGTGGGTACTGCACAGAAAGAAAGTTTAGGAATAATAGAACGCACTACAGAACAAGTTTTATATGTAGTAGACACTATAACCATTGAAACAAAGTATACTTGTTATTATGATAGTGTCACATATGAATCTGGTAATGATGTTTATTATCATTGTCAAGGAGATACCGATATAATATTGCTAAACGCTTCTTCTCCTTCTGGAATAGAGACTTTAGTATATTTATATACAGAGAATGGAGAAAGGAAAGTAAAATTACATAAGTTAGCAGATAACTTGTGGTATAGAGAGCCTTAAATAAGATTTGTGAGTTATGGGTTTTCTGCACGTAAAAAAGAAATTCCTTAGGTTAACATAGAGAGGGGAGGGTACGAGCTCCCCTCTTTTTGATAAATTAAAATTATGTAATGAGTAGAAAAACTAAATTAATGGCTAAGATTCTTCATCAAGAAGGGTGTGAAAGGTCAGAAGGTAAAAAAGGGGCAGTATTAAACCAAACCCTAGGAAAACAATTTGCTACTTCAGTAGTAGATTATAAAATAGAGAATGCTAATATCTTCACCAGACGATTCTGGAGAGGTGTTAGAGAGGACTTAGAAAAGAGATAGAACCTTCAAGCGACCTCAGGGTTGCTTTCTATATAAAGTGTCCAACAATGCTTTGCTTGTCCCAAACAGGGTAAAGTATAATATTAATTCGATTTAACTACGTAACCTCTCAAAAGAGAATGAGTCCGAGGATCTCACTCTAGATGTAATAAGTTAGACAAAGTAAAATCATGAATTATGACAACAGGACAAATAGTTACTGGGAAACCAGGACTAATGGACGAGTATCAGAAAGGTCTAGTAATGGACGAAGATGGTTCATCAATGCTTATTTCCATTACGGAACATGAGTTTGATGAGAGCATGGTTGGAGAGGAAATCTGGGTTGAAAAAGAGGACTATAGAGTTCTTGACAACTTTGGTAATGCTCCAGTGTATGACGCACCAAAAACTGATATGAATCAAGCACGGCTTTTAGGTTTAGTGCGATAAATAGAACCTAACACATGAGTAATAAGATGCATGAGGTGTCTTAATTTTTTATTAATTGTTTAAACAACAAAAATTATGGCTGAGAAAAAAACAGGCGTATTAGCGTTAGCATTAGCGCAAGTGAAGAAGTCCGATGGTGACAAAGCACAGGACAGGGTAAAGAAGCAAGTTAGAGATAACGAAAATGATTGGCGTAATGCTTCTCACGTTTTGTTAGTGGCTGCTGAATCTGCAGAAGAAGCTCTTGAAGCTTTGAATTCAGATCCTACTGCAAGTGCAGACCAATTAATTACTGCTAGTAGAGCAGCAATGTTGGCTCGTCAAGATTACGACACTATTCAAGAATTGGCTAAGGCTCGTTTCTAATAGAAATGTAACAGCAATAGAACCCCCTTGTTATTGGGACAGGGGGGTTTTTATTTTTTAACTTAATGATATATTTAGTAACTGGACAGAGGAATCTGTTTGAGAACATGGGTGCTGATGTATGTTTTGCAACTACAGAAGATTTACTAGAATATTTTAAAGACCATACAGAAATAGATTTCGATACAGAAACAGAAGGATTTGATCCATATACTTGCAAATTATTATCAGCTCAATTTGGAGATGCTAAAAATCAGTATGTAGTGGATTGCAATACAATATCAATGCAAGAGTTTAAGGGACTACTGGAAAACCCTAATATTTGCTGGAATATGCAAAATGCTAAGTTTGACCTAAAGTTTTTATACCATCAGAGAATAGTCCCTAAAAAGATATTTGATACTTTCCTAGCAGAAAGGGTATTAACAACAGGGTTATTTAGGGCCAGGAAGGCTTTAGATTTCTTAGTTCATAAGTACTGTGGACAAACCATGGACAAAACAGTACGAGGCAATATACATAGAGAAGGACTTTCCAAGAGAGTTATTATCTATGCTGCCACAGATGTTGCTTATCTGGGAGAAATCAAAAGAAAGCAAATAGCTAAGCTTACAGAACAGAATCTTCTTAAGGCTATGCAATTAGATAACCTATACGTGAAAGTATTGGCTTACATAGAATACTCGGGCTTTAAGCTTGATAGAGATTTATGGATAAAGAAGATGGAAAAGGACTATGCTAATCTAGACAAAGCACATACTGCTTTAAATGATTGGATTATCAATAGTGAGTTCAAAGAATACATAGATACACAATTAGACTTATTCTCTGAGGATTTAAAATGCAGAATTAATTGGTCTTCCTCTAAGCAAGTAGTAGAATTCTTTAAGAAATTAGGAGTAGATACTCAGATAAAGGACTCTAAGACAGGAGGATTTAAAGACTCTGTAGATGCTAAGGTAATTAAGCCTCAGAAAGATTTATCCCCTATTATCCCTATTTATTTACAGTATAAAGGGTATGAGAAAGTAGTATCTACTTACGGAAATTCCTTTCTAAAAGCTATTAATCCAGTTTCAGGGAGAATTCATACTCAGTTTACTCAGATTATGGATACAGGAAGATTATCTTGTGGGGGGAAGAATAGATCTACTAAGGAAGAGTATATAAACTTTCAGAATATACCAGCAACACCAGAAGATAGAGAAGAAGATATGGTATATGCTAGAGATTGCTTTATTCCTGAAGAAGGTTACAATTTTATTGTAGCTGATTACGCAGGGCAAGAGCAAATAGTTTTAGCTAACCAAAGTCTAGATAAAGATATATTAGAATTTTACGATAAAGAACTGGGAGATATGCATAGTTTTATTGCATCTAAAATCTACCCAGAAATTGGAGATGACTTAAACCAGATTAAAAAGAACCATAAGAATAAAAGACAAATAGCTAAAAGTGCTGGATTTGCTATAAATTATGGCGGAAATGGGATCACGATAGCTGATAACTTGTCTATATCACAGGAAGAAGGAGAAGAAGTATATGAATCATATTTCAGAGCCTTCCCTGGACTTAAAAACCACTTTGCTAAAGCTAAACAAGGTGTACTCAATACGGGTTATGTAGAGTTTAATACATTAACTAAAAGAAAGTCTTATATAGATTTCTTTGACGAGTACAAGAAACTTGAAAAGAGAATTAGAGAGTATGGTTTCTGGGACAGATATAGAGCAGGAAAAGCTAATGATACGCATGAATTTAGAACTGAATTAAGACCACTAGTAAAAGATTTCTTTAAGTACCAAGGTATGATGGAAAGAAAGTCTTTAAACTATCCTGTACAAGGAACCTCGGCAGAGATTACAAAGTTGGCTGGAGTGTACTTATTTAATCATTTAGAAGAACAAGGTCAATTATTTGATACTTGGCTACCTAATGTAGTTCATGACGAATTATTAGTAGAGTGTAAAGAAGAATATGCGGAAGAATTAGCCAAAGTAGTAAAAGATTGTATGGAGAAAGCAGGAGCTAGATACTATACAAGAGTACCACTTAAAGCTGATCCGTATATCGGTAAAGATTGGTGTCATTAAAAATTTTAATTATGAGTAGAATAACTTTAACGCTTGCAAATACTATTGCAACACAATTAATGAAAAAGAAAAGAAATAAGGAGAATGCTTTAAAAGATAAACTAGGGGAATACGCATATCAGTGCCTAAAAACTAGAGTCCCTAAAGAAATTATCAGTCTTTATGAGAAAAAAGTAGGGAATGATTATTTCAAAACAAGTAATTATGGGTATTTCACAGGGGTAGGCCTTGGTTATACTTCTATATACTTTACTCCTAATATACCTGTTAAACAAAATGGAGCTACACAAGTTACTGACAGGGAGGCTACTAAATTAGCTGATCTACAATATAAATGGAAAGAAGAAGTAAAAGCCAATAATGAGCTACAAAAAGAAATAGAAAGAACTTTAGTAGGTCTAAGAACGTATAAAAGAGTAAGAGAAGAGTTTAAAGAGGCAGGAAAATATTTACCAGTAGAGAATCTAGTAAAGAATACAACATCTTTAGTTGCTAATATAGACAAACTTAGAAATAAGTTGAAATGAGTAGAAGGGAAGAGCTGATAAGGAAAGGATTGAATAAATGGGCTAAGAGCTTATTTAAAGGAATCCTTAACTATGCCACTGGTGTAGGAAAATCCTATGCAGCTATTTTAGCAATAAAATACGTTGTAAAGAAGAATTCAAAAGCTAAGGTATTAATAGTATGTCCCACAGTAGCAGTTATAGATAACTTTATGGCTGAATTTACTAAATTCAAGGAAAAATCCTTATTAAATAACTGTGAATTTATATGCTATGCTAGTATAGCTAAGCAGAAAGGAGAGTATGATTTAGTAATCTTAGATGAGATTCATCATGTAGTTACAGATAGAAGAATGATCTTCTTTAAAAGAACACGTTATAGAGCTTTATTAGGATTATCAGCGTCTCTTACTCCGCTTCAGAAGATTAAATTAGCGCCCTATTGTAGGGTAGTGGATAAACTAGATTTAGAAGATGTAGCCTCAGAAGGCTTTATATCTAACTATACTATAATAAATTATCCAATTGAATTAACAAAAAAAGAAAGAGAAGACTACGATAGATATACAAATACTATCAACTGGACTTACTCTAATTTTAGTAAACAAGCTTGGCGAGCTATTACAGCTAGAGCCTCCTTAGTTTACACAGCAAATAACAAAATTAAGACAATAGACAAGATTGTGGACTTATTCCCCGATAAATACGGGATTATATTTTCACTTAAAAAACAATATGCAGAAGAAATAGCTGATAAACTCGGGACTATATGTATAGCAATACATAGTGGCCATACTAAGAAACAAAGAAAAGCTAAATTAAAAGCTTTTAAGGACGGTAGAACTCGAGTTAGATTAATATCAGCACCAAAGATATTAGATGAAGGAGTGACGCTCCCAAGGTTATCATATGGTATCCTAGTGGCAAGATACTCTAAAGAAAGACAACATATACAAAGTATAGGACGATTATTAAGAAATGATATTGAAAATAAGCATTCTATAGCGATTAGGCTTTATGCTAAAGATACTGTAGAAGAGAAGTGGGTAGAACAAAGTCAAAAAGAATCAAATGTAATAAAAGTGGAAAATTATGGAGAACTTAAAAAAGTCATTAGAGAAATCCAAAGTCTTGGAACTTGATGTCATGATACCATTAGTACAGGAAGAATATCCTGAAGCTACTAGTAATCAAGATATTGCGAAGTTAGTATCAGATATTTTCAAAGTGCAGTGTTCTTTTATGGACATAGCAGGATATACAGAATGTCAGTTTATAGCTAACCAGGACTACGAATTGGAAAGCAAACGTCAAGAGTATGGACATAGTTATTAACTTGAAAATACTTAGTGACCATAGCCTTACACCAAGTTGGTATGCGTACTTACTATGTTGCTACAAGGAGGAGCCATATCTATGTGCTAGTCCTGATAAACAAGAAGAGTATGCTATTGCTCTTGAAAAAGAGGGTTGGTGTAAAAGAGGACCAGAGAAAATCATTATCAGACAGAAGTTTCTAGATCTAATTAAAGACCTAGATACTTCTCCTGACAATGTAAACTCTTGGATTGAAGACTGGAGAGAACTTTGGCCTAAAGGGGTAAAATCTGCAGGTAGACCTGTTAGAGGAGACAAGCAAGGAGTCATCAAAAAAATGATGGCATTCTGTGCTCAATACCCTGAATACACGAGAAGCCAGATATTTGAAGCTACTAAACTATATATATTTGATAAAAAATTAAATAATTTTACTTACATGACTTGTGCAGACTACTTTATTTATAAGGAAGTTAAACGAGGTGATAAAACATCTTTACTAGCTTCTTTGCTAGAGGATTTAGATGGGAAAGAAACACATTTAGAACAATTAGAAAAAGGCGGGGGTAGTTCCTGGCATAAAGAAGTATAATATGAAATTAGAAAGAAAATACAGAAGGGATGTCCCTATAGAACAAATATTTGAGGAAAATAAGCATAGGGTAGTTATAGCAAGAAATGGTAATCTTCAACAAGAAGTAATGTTAATTGGGTACCATAGCCTAGGTAATATATTATTAGGAGTAAGGTTACCTTCTTGTGAAAGAGAAAACTTTAAACCAAGTGGAAGCAGGCACTCAGGTGATAAGGTTAACTTTCCTGAAGATTTTCCTATAGAAGGATTATTAAGAAGGGAAGATTATTTTGTTATGAGAAGAAGGCATGTTACTAATCCCACTTCTAGGGAGGCTATGCCAGAATTTTGTAATAGAAAAAGTTTAGTAGAAGCCTTTCAAAATATGGAACTATGAAAAGAGAAGTAGATGTAAAGGATATATTCTTAAGGCACAAACATGAAAAGTTTGTAGTTGAAGGAGATGGACAAAGAGCTGAAACTTATTACGTAATAGGTTATCTGCAGCATGAGCCTTCTAAAGGAAAACAAGAGGATGATGAACTTCTTGTATTCTGTTCTCCTTCACTTGGGCTTAGTTCTTATGAAGGAATAGGAGGGCCTTATAGTACTAATGACGAATCAAATGATTCTGATGTAGTAGAAGAATTAGAAGATATGAACTGTAATGAAGATGGAGATTACACTTTCTATAGTGTAAGTGCTAAGCATATAAAAAACATATGTCCTCAATTCTTCAAATCAATACTACAGCAATTTAGAGAGTTAGAATTATGAGTACATTCAGAGCACAGCAGATAGTAGAAGTTAGAGATTCAGACACAGATCCTTGGCTTAAAGCAGTTTTTCTAACTTATGGCACTATGTCAAATAAATTCCCTTTTCAGGTTAGAATGTTAGAAACAGGAAAATACACTAGGGAATTAATAAACGGGAATCCAACAATTTATACAGCTTTCATAGGAACTGAACTTCTATGGGCGCAATGTAGAGTTCCTAAGACAATATTAGAGCAATTTAAAGAAATGGAGTTATGAGTGAATTTAAAACAGGAGATAAAGTACTAGTCAGAGATGAAGACACTGAAGCTTGGGTTGAAGCAGTTTTTATTCAAAACCATGAAACTGGAACAATTTCTACATTCACCTATAAGTTCCAGGTAGAGATGGTAAATGGAGGTACCTATCTTTATAAAGGGAGTTTAAAGTCGTATAGTAAGGAGGCTTTATTAAATTGGACTCAATGTAAACCATATAAAACAATTAAAGAACAATTTGAAGAATTAGTACTATGAGTGATAAAATAGAAGTAGGGACCGTCTTAGTATGCCATACTGATTTAGTTATGAATGAAGGTAATGAAATAGAAGCAACTAAAGGAAAGGAGTATCCTGTTATTAGAACAAGGGGGAGTGAACTTACTATTCAGAATAATAGTAATAGAGCGCATAACTTTAATACAAATCCTAGTCGTAGCTCTTTCAGAAGCTGGTTTAAAGTAAAAGAAAAGAAATCCGTAATGGAACGGATAGCAGAAATAGAACTTTGAGTAGTATATTTAATAGAGCTCTAGGTCAAATAGAGGATGGATTAAGTGGGAATAACGCAGGTATCCCTATTCCATTTACAAGACTTAGAAAGTACTTGCCTAACATCCAGCAAAAGACCTATTATTTAATAGGAGCAGGAACCAAAGTGGGTAAAACTTCTTTTGCTGATGATGTCTTTTTCTATGGAGCATATGATTACATAAAGAAATTGAAGGCAGAAGACAAATTAGATGGATTAGAATTAGACATTGATTATTTCTCTTACGAAATTGATAGTGAAACTAAAATAATAAAAGGTATAGGTAGAAAACTATGGCATGAGTACGGGATAATTGCAGATGCTAACACAATATTATCCAGAGGAGAGAATCACTGCTCTGGAGAAATATATGGTTTAGTAAGAAGTTTCCGAGAATATTTTGAGGAAATGGAAGATGTAGTTACTATTCATGATATGCCAGATAATCCTACGGGAATCTATAAGTACCTTAAAAAGAAAGCAGAAGATAATGGGCAAATTATTGAGAAAGATATCAACACAGATCCTAACGGGGATCCTGTAATGAGGTTTGATAGGTATATACCTAACAATCCTAAGAAATACTGGCTAGTGTTCATTGACCATATAGCACTGATGATGGAAGAAAGAGGTTTTAATACTAAGCAGAACATTGATAAAATGTCTCAATACTTAGTACTAATGAGGAATAACTATGGGATTAGTCCTATAGTAGTTCAGCAATTAGCTTTTGATTCTGAATCAGATGAAAGACATAAGCAAGGTAGATTAACTCCTACTCTAAGAGACTTTGGAGATAGTAAGTATACTACCAGGGATGCTAATGTTATAATGGCTTTATTTAGTCCTTACAGGTATAAACTTGAGAGATTTCAAGGATATAATGTACAGGCATTAGGTAATTCATACAGAAATTTGGAAATCATTGAGAACAGAGACGGAGAGCCTAATGTAAACCTTGGACTTAATTTTATAGGACCATGTGGAACATTTAGAGAGCTTCCAAAATCTAGTGATATGACAGAAGGTATGAATCAATACGCAGCTAGCTTAGAAAATGTAAAATCAAAATATGTCAAAAATGGAAATTTATGGGAACTGAGGCAGGAGTGAAGCTTGATGATGGGAAACTCTTTATGAGTTTAATTCCGCCAGAAACCATAATAGGATTAGCAGAAGTGTTAACTTTTGGAGCTAATAAATACACTAAAAATGGATGGCAAACTGTACCAGAGGCACAAGATAGATATAAAGACGCTCTTTTAAGACATTTCTACGCATTCCAAAGTGGAGAAACACATGACCCAGAAAGTGGGTTACATCATTTAAAGCACGTATTAGTTAATGCGTCCTTTTTACTACACTTTGAAGAAAACCCACCAGAGGTGGAGTAGAACCAAGGGAGTTATGAAGATTGCCAAGAGGCTAACCAAGGTAGCTAATCTTCTTGATGTGATAATCAAAGATTCATAACTCCCACCTTGGGAATTAAAAATTTTATGTCAAATACAGTAAATATAACACTACCTTCTGAAAAGAGTGTAGTAACTAGACATGACCCCCGAATCTTAATACTTTATGCACCGCCTAAGGCGGGTAAGACTACACTATTAAGTACTTTACCTAATAATCTAATTTTAGATTTAGAAGAAGGTGCTCAATTTGTGGAAGCTTTAAGTATTAATATTATAGGATGGGATGCTCCGAACACGGAGTCAGCAGAAGTAAAAGAAAAAAGACATAAAGAAAACAAACTTTACATGTCAGAAGCAGGAAGAGCTATAATTGATGCAGGGAAACCTTATGATTTTATAACTGTAGATACTGCAACTGAGCTTGAAGAAATGGTGAAACCACTAGCTCTTCAAATGTATCAAGCAACACCTATGGGAGGCAACTTTAAGGACGATATCCTTACCTTACCTCGTGGAGCTGGGTATTATTGGCTTAGAATGGCTTTTAAAGCTTGTATAGAGAAGATAACAAAGTTAGCAGATAATATAATACTAGTTGGACATCTAAAAGATACCTTTGTGACAAAGGAAGGAAAAGAAGTCCAAGCTAAAGACCTCGCATTAACAGGTAAAATCAAAGAGATTACTTGTGCAGGTGCAGATGCTATAGGGTATTTGCATAGAGGTAAAGATAATGAGCTATTAATAAATTTTAAATCCAGTGATGAAATATTATGTGGGTCAAGATGCCCACAATTAAAGGGACAAGAAATTAAAATAGCTGATTATGACACTGAGGCCAATAACTTAGTGAATATAAGATGGGACCTAATATACCCAGACACAATTAAATAAAATGATGAGTAACGGAGCAATAGGAGCAGCAGCTTCCACCGATAAAATCCACATTAGTATATCTGATGTGATGAATCTCCTAAAAGAGGGGGTGACTCGTTGTCAAGGTGACAAAGGATACGATCCAGAGAAGGGGTCTATCCAAGAGAAATACGGGCTAAATAAATCCCAAGTAGGGAGATTATTTAAACATCCTAAGTTAAAAGGACTAAAGGTAAATATTCCTAGAGAAGAAGTTTTCCAAATTGTAGATGATACTGAAATTGAGGCATCAGAATCAACTACGAGAGGGGCTTATTCTTTTACTGAGAATATACCAGTCCAACCAGAAGCAGCATACGATATAACAGAATTAACCAGACCATCAGAACCAGCAGATAGCGTAAGCACTACTGATTCAGCTTTTGAAGTTAGTAGTCATACGCCAGAGAGTGTAGAAGAGGAAATAAATTCTTCTTCAGATTATTAATTTTAAATTTTAAATAAATGGGATACGGTTCAAGAACTGACGAAACAGGTGCAGAATTAAGAGCAGATGGTGCGGCACCAATATTAACTGGACAGAATGTAACAGGTAACGTAATTACTTACTTCGGGATGTCTAAAGATCAAGATGGTAATACAGTAGATAATAGAGCTGAGATTCAGTTTAGACAATCTAATGGTGCCAAATTTACTTATACTTTCTTTGACTCTGACCAAGGTTGGGCTCAGGATAAAGTTAATACAGAGCTTTTGCATATTTGTACTAAGCTTGGAGTAACTAAAGATGAGTATTATGCTGCATTGCCAGGAGAGAATATCTCTTTTACGTCTATGATTACTGCAATACAGGAGAATATTATGCCTAAAGCGGAGGGTAAAACATTTACACTTAAGATTGTTTATAAAGAAAACAAGAATAATGGTAAGTGGTATGCTCAATTCCCTAACTTCCCTAATTTTATTGAGGAAGATGGGACAAATCCAACTACTTTCAATACAAATCCAAAATATGATTTCTATACAATTCCATCAGCAACAACTGATAGTGAATTAGAAGCTTCGTCTTCTACAGAAAATGTATTTTAAGAATATTTAACGAAAAGGGAGGCCAGAGTGGTCTCCCCTTTCTTAACTTATAAGAAATTGTTATGAGGATAAGAAAGGAAGTAGCTAAGGATAATATCCTAGCAAAGATTACTTCTTATGATATATTCAAAAAATATGTTTCAGGTTTTGATAAAGTGGGAGTCTCTTTCTGCAGTGAGCTCAGAGTAGATAAAAATCCAACTTGTAAGATAATAAAGCTAGATGCTGGCTTATTTTATAAAGATTACGCCAAACCAGGTGTTATGGATTGCTTTGAGTACATTAAGCAAAAGTATACTGTTAATTTTCAAGAAGCCTTAGAGATGATTAATTTAGATTTTAATCTAGATTTAATACCAAGAAAGCGACTTATATATACTCCAACAGAATCACAAACTTATGATATTGATGAAAATCAATTCACTAAAGCTCCTACGGAGATTAGAGTTGTGGTCAAGGATTGGGATGAATTGGATAAGCGATATTGGCATGATAGATACTCTTTGAGTACATCTGACCTAAATTTCTATAAGGTATTTCCTTTAAAAGCTTTTTGGATTAATACAACTTTTATAGCTTGTTCTGATCCATGTTACGGATACTACTTCGGAGTAGCTGAAGATGGAAGACAAATATGGAAGATATACCGTCCTTATGGCGGAGATTTCAAATGGCTCAGTAACTGTTCCTCTGATATTTATCAGGGATATGATCAGTTACCTTGGGTTGGAGAGAAACTTATAATTACTAAATCCTGTAAAGATGTTATTGTTTTGAATAAGATTGGTTATCCTGCAATAGCTCCTCAAAGTGAGGCTGCTGTTATAGAGTATGATTTCTTTAAGAATCTAAACAATAAATTTTCTGATATCAGAATCTTATATGATAATGATGCCGCTGGAATAGAAGGCGCAGAAAGACTATCTAAAGAACTAAACATACCACACTTCTTTTTACCTCAAGGTACTAAGGATGCCTCAGATTACGTGGAAAAATATTCTTTAGAGGAATTGAGTAATTATATTGAAACATGTTGGAAGAATATAGGGTAGTGATACCTGAATGGGAACATACTTATCAAAAATCTGGTAAAACTATGACAAAGTATTGGCTTTGGAAAGACAGAGATAAGTTACCCAAGAAACATAAAGAAGTATTACGGCAAACTGCCCTAATTCAGAGAAATAAAGCTTATTGCTGTAACTCTGAAGGAGAGAAGTTTGTTAAGAATCCTATCAAAGCAGGTAAACCCAATGTTTGGGTACTTAATGGACAGGATTTATACAACGCAGTCATCAATTGGCGATTGCGTAAAACAGTAGCAAACTACTATCATAATTATTTTGCAGAGTACATAAAGGAGCAACTACAACCCATATCTATACCAGCTGGAAAATATTTATCCATATCTTGTGATATATATGAGATAAAGCGAGGAAATATGCCAGATGCGTCAAATATGTGGTTACTTGAAAAGTTCTTTGAAGATGCTTTGCAAGAGTGCGGTATTATCCCTGATGATAGCCCAGATTATGTAATGGAAAGTGGTAGAAAAAGGTATCACTGGGTGGAAACTCCTAGTGAGAGAAAATTAATATTCACAATTAAATTCATATGATGAGAATAGCAACAGTATTTTTAGTAGCTATGGTCTTTGGCCAGCTTACTAAGAAAAAAGATAGTACTAATGAAAATATGTTAATAGAAACAGAAGAGCAAGTTGTTAGGTGCGATACTAGTATTGTACCTACAAAAGCTGTTGATACACGGGACATGTATCAGTTAGCTTTAGGACACTTAAAAGAATATGAAGGTTTTCGTTCTGAAGTTTATATTGATGTTGATGGTAGTAAAACTTTAGGATATGGTCATCATCTTCTCCCAGGGGAAGATTTTGTAACTATATCTGAAAAGCAAGCTACAAATTTGTTGATTCGAGATTTAAATCTTAGGATTCAACATGTGGAGAGTACTTATTCCTTAACAGGGAATCAAGCTCTTGCGTTAGGTTTATTTGCGTTTAATGCAGGTACTGGGAATCTAAAAAAAGCTGTAGACAACGGATTATTAGGAGATATAAATAGACTCCTCCAATATTGTCATTACAGAGTAAAAATTAATGGAAAGAGAGTAATGAAAACTTCAAAGAAACTCCTAGAGAGAAGACAGTTTGAAGTAGCTTTATATAAAAGCTCTATCCCCAGTAAGCACGACAACGTAGATGTTGAGGTGAGTTTTAAAAATTAAAAAGTTAAAAAATGACAACAAGAAAGATTACAGTTCTTTCTACTAAGACTAATGGTGAAGGTAGAAAAGAAGTTATGACTGATGCTGCAACATGGGGGCAACTAAAAGTAGCTATTGAAGCTGCTGGATTAAGTACTGCTGATATGAAAGCAACAGTAAGATCAACTAAGAATAGCTTAGATCGTGACGATGCTGAAATTCCAGCGGGAGACCAAGTTATTTTCTTGACCCCTGCAAAGGTGAAGTCTGGAGTTAATGCTTAATTAAATTTAAATGTCAAATTTAAGTTTAGACGAAGAAATTGAAAGAGACACAATAGAAATGGAAAATGATATTGTCAACTGTTTCACTGAAATTCGTGAATTAGCAACCCAGGTACCAGCAGAAACAAGTAATTAATTAACCAGAGAGGGCTTCCTATATTTAAGGGAGCCCTTTTTAAAATTAAAATATGGAATTAGAAGAAGAATTACACCAAACTGCACAAGTATCTGAAGAAAATAATATACTATTCTCACTTTCAATAGGCCGTATAGGATATGGTTTAGAAGTAAATATTGGCGAGTTTATAGCACTTACTAATATAACTAATATAAATCAGCTCTATGATAGTGGAACTTCTAGCGTAGTTAGAAGACACACTAATAGTTGGAGAAATTGGATATCCCCTGAAACACGATTAATAGGACAAGTACTAAATACATTTTCAAACAATGTTAAAGTAAGCATCATCTGTTTAAAAGATATAGAAGGGAATGAAGCGGCAGTGGTTTTAACTGTAAAGGTACCCATTAATGTGGTCCGTAAGTTTACCAATATATCAGAAGAACAGAGGCAAGTCTTAGAGGTAGAGAGACTTAAGGGGCTAGAAGCTGTAGATAAGTATTCTGAAGAAGTTGCACAGAAGTTCTTTGAGGAGAATAAGACTCTTTTAGAAGAAAGAATAGCTACTGTTAAAGAATTAGCTGAAGAGATGCACCCTGGAGACTGGGATTTTGCCCGTTTAGTTGCAGATGAATTTAAGAATTCTGATGCAGCTAAGTACAGGTTAACTATTCATTTCCCAGAGATTGAAATCACTAATAGTGAGGGAGAGGAGCATAAAATTACTGATTTATATGTATCTATGTTCTTTGATGAAAGCATGGCACATTGTTCAGATTGGCATGGAGCTAGAGGGTCTTTAAGCTTTGCAGAATATTGTGCTGAATACAGACATTCTCATTTATCTGGATTAACTAGTGGCTATAGTCATTTTTGTCTAGGAGAGGGGACTACTGTAGATATTGTTAATGGACTATTAGCTGATAGATGGAATCCTGATTTATTAATGAGAGCGTTACTTTTAATGCACACTTATGTTAGGTGGGAATCGTTAGAAGGAGGACCTTATTGCGAGATGAGTAGTATTGCATCTAACTCAAATGAATCAATATCTTTCCCTTCTGAAGTTGATAAGAGAACTGTAGTAACAGAATTACTTAAAGACTGTACAGATTTTCCAGCAAAGATAGAGGAGAGTAATGGATTAAAAGCTTTTAAAGTGGATCCTACAGATCCTCATTTTGAAAGTATAGTTACAAAATATACTCCAGGCAGATATAAAGTCTTGAAGACAGCTTCTGGTGAATATCTAAATGCCGCTTCTAATTTAGAAGAGCAATTAGACAGGTCTGAGGAAGCAGATACTTTTTATTCAAATGAACCAGTTAGAAGAAAAATACGTTATAAAGAACAGACCATTAATATGACAGTTCTTCCTGATGTAGAAGAAGACACGGAACATTTGTTAGTAGCTAACCCTGAAATTACACGGTATGTAGCTGAGAAGTTAGAGAAAGAATTAAATAAATATGAATTAAATAAAAGACAACATGAGTTTAGCAAAATGCAACAGAGTTCATAGAAGAACTTTATTTCCTATGGAGGAAAAAGCCACTTTACGTCTTAGCAAAAAGTTAATAGATACTATTGCTCTTTGCCACAAGAAAGTAAAAAGAGATACGGAGTGGAGTGGAGTTTTAATCTATGATACTGTTGAAGGCAGTGTTAATGATCCTGAAAATTGGGTGATAGAAGCTGAGGATATGATTCTTATGGATATCGGTACAGGGTCATACACCGAGTATGATTTTGATCCTGAGGATGAGTATTCTTACGATACGTATTGTAATGCCATGATGGAAGGTAAAAAGTTGGGACATATACACACCCATCATAGTATGGATACCTTTTTCTCAGGGACTGATACTTCTGAATTACATGACAACGCCCCTAATCATAATTACTATCTAAGTTTAATTGTAAACTATGATGGTAAATGGATGGCAAAAGTAGCTATATGTGGAGCTATAGAACAAACAGGATCTATGACTACTAAAGTTACTTATTTAAATCCAGATGGTTTTGAGGAAAAGGTTCTTGAAGAGGCAGTAGAGGATACTACAGAAGTTCTATATACTATTGATTTACAATTAGAAATTGTAGAAGATGTTTCTGAAGAAACTGAGGCTTTAGTAGAGCGTATTAAGGATTTATCTACTAAAACCGTAGTATATAACTTTGGAAATCGTCAAGCTGGAAATTTTCAGGGGGCCCACGCAGGAAAGACGTGGGCTTGGGATTACGACAGGGGTGTATTTGTGGACGCAAAAAGCGAAAACGAAAGCGATACAACCCCAACTGTCCTGTCCACGGAAAAATCTACCACGAGCAGTAAAGCTTTTAACCAATGGTTACGTGAGGATAACAAATATACTCCAGGGAAAGTAAGACCTTTCCTGATAGATCTTGTTATGGGAACTGCATTTAAGGAGGACTTATCTCAGATGTTTCTAGCAGTTAAAGATGTAGGAGACAACTATCAAGAAATGTTGATAGATAAACTAGAGGATGACATAGAAGAGTATGCAGCAGAGTATTTTGACTTAGCTAAGGTTACGGATTTAGATATGCACTGTATTAGTGCTTCAATACTAGATGCCTGTGCCCCGTATAAAACAGAAGACTTTTACACATTACTTGCTATACTTCTAGAGCATAATTACATCTTAACAGTTCCTAATCGAGAAGAGGAATTTAGATTAACAGGATTAACACCTTTATTATATACATAAAATATGAAAGAAGACAAGGAAGAAAAAGTAAGTCTTAGACAGACTAGATTTAAAGACGCAGACTGGTTCTTAATAGGCCCCCAAGATATTATCGTTGGGGGTGTAGGAGGAATTGGCTCTTGGGCTTCAATGCTATTAGCTAGAATAGGACATACATTAACATTATTTGATGATGATACTATTGATGCTAGTAATATGGGGGGCCAACTCTATAGAACTAACCAAATAGGACAGAATAAAGCTTCAGCAATGAAGCAAACTATTGTAGACTTTTGTGAAATGTATCCTAATGTATTAGGGCGCTACACAGAAGACTCCCCAACATCTAACATTGTATTTAGTTGCTTTGACAACATGGCAGCTAGAAAGTTAATGTTTGAAGCTTGGGCTTCTAATGAAGATAGGGAATTATTTGTAGATGGTCGTATGCTGTTAGAAACGGGTATGGTCTATGTAGTTCAAAAAGGAGAAGAGGATAGATACCGTGCAGAATTATTTGAGGATGCAGATATCGAAGAAGTAGCTTGTTCTTTAAAAGCAACATCTCATTGTGGTGCGTTTATAGCTTCATTAATGGTAAGTGGTCTTAACAACTATCTTGCTAATAAACATATGGGAATCGAGGCAAGGATAGTTCAATTCCGTACTGATTTTGAGTTACCGTTACTTAATGTAACGGAGGTTACAAGTCAGGTGGAAGAGGTAGCTACTGTAGAAGAGGAATCTAAAATAGAAGAGAATGTTATCGCTTAGAGGACAAAGAACTAAAGATGCAGATAATAAATTGGAGTACCCAGTCCTTCCTAAAGGAGGATTGGAGTATACTCCTCTGTACTGTATAAAGCCCCCTATTATTGGGGAGATTGCCGCTATACCTAATGCTGAAGGTTTTAATGCTATTATTAATGATAAGCTTATTGTTCAGGTAGGTAACACTATTGTCAATGATTTAGCTCCTTATAAGTCAATATTAGGGAATAGATTTAAAGATATTAGTGCAGGAACTGCTACTGATGGAGTACAGCATATAAGTGAAATGGAAGCTTTTTGTGAGAGAGCTCCTTTATCTATATTGGCGTATGCAGAAAGAGAAGAAAATGATTTTTCTTTTTTTCTACCCAGTGGTCTAACAGGAGGTACTACCACTACTTATAATGATGTATTTGAAGACATAAATAACTATGATTGGACCTCTAAAGCAATTTCAGGCATGGAGTTTCTTTTGAACAAAGGTGCTTGTTTTGAGGTCATTAATGGAAGTAATGGTTCTATCCAAGTAAAACCTATTTTTATTACCTTAGTGAAAACTAAGTATTTAAAGTATGTAAAGCTATGTTACCTTACAGGTAGAGAGCCCAATCCAGAAGTCTTTGAAATCTGGGAATGTCCAGAATTTGATGTTGTCAACTCCAAATACAATTACTTAAGATTACAATATAAAAATCGACTAGGAAAAGTAGACAAAGAAGACGAGAGAAAATTCAATAATTATCAAATAAAGAGAGATATTTTAAATGAGTTATTTGTCACGATTACAATACCAGAGGGGGTTAGAACTCTTGCGGGTATTAATAATTGGATAGATCAGACAGTCTCAGACTGTTTAGCTCACTTAAAAGTTTCTAAAGATTTAGAAAATACAGCAAATGTAGAATTATCATTTTAAATTTATTTAAATGAGAAAAATTGCAGTTATAGATGGAGACTCCATTTGTTATATCTGTAGTAAAGACACAATTGTTGAGAGTCTACAAAATGTAGATTCAATAATGAATTCCATTGGAAAAGAGACAGGTAGTAGTGACTACTACTTGTTTCTCTCCCAAGGATCATATTTCAGACATGAAGTTAACCTTGACTATAAAGGGAAGCGCAAGTATGAAACAACTTTAAAGTACCTAAGAACTCTCAAAAGTTATTTACGAGAAGAGTACGGAGGCGTGAGCTATAAAGGAGTGGAAGCTGATGATATGTCTGCTTATGTAATGTGTAATCAAGAGGAAGGTAAAGAGTATATAAATTGCTCTCCAGACAAAGATGTTTTAAAAACAGTCTGGGGCCCTAATTTTAATTATAGAAGCCACGAAAGTGGACAAACTAGTGTAGAGGAAGCTATAAAATTTATTTTTATCCAAACCTTAATGGGAGATAGTACTGATAATATTGCAGGACTTCCAGGGATTGGGCCAAAGAAGGCAGAGATTATGCTAGACGGAGCTGAAGGCTTTAAAGAAATGAAGAGTAGAGTACTTGATGCTTACCAACATGAATATGGTATAGGATCAGGTATTTATCATTTCCAGAAGAACTTTAGACAAGTGTATTTACTACGAACAAAGAGTGATTTCCAAAATGAAGTAAGGTATGTTCCAGAACTACCCGAGCTTCAACAATTTAGAATTTTCAATGAAGAAGAACACGGTTTTTAAAACAGGTGAGGAGGACACAACAGTTGTCATCAACATCGTAAACCCCAGAACCATTTCAATTTCCCCAACTCGTAAAGAGTATGAAATTAGAGATGAGGAAAGTGGTAAACTAATTGGTCTTAAATATTGTGAAGATGTAAAGATTTTAGAAGGAGACACGATTACCGTAGGAGACCAGAAATACAAGATACATGGCTTTAAAAAGCACGCTACACAAAAAGGTAAGGGAATTAATTACCATCTTAGTACTAATACCAAGCTTACTAAGACGTTTAACTTTATTATGCCTTTTTTAGGGTATACTAAAGGACATTTTAGGTATAATAGAGATTTTATTAATGCTTTTATTGGCACACAAATGTATGCTGATTATGGTAATAGTATTTATCTATTATATAGGTTTAATGGTACTAAGGAATTCATGGAATTTGAACAAGAGATGTGTGGACATCCTTGGTTTTCAGAGCAAATAGATACAGATCAGTATCATGTGCTCTTTAAATTTGATATTCCAGATGCATACAAAGAAGAAATAGATTTAATTTTAGATGGCAAGTACTCTAGATTATCTGTAGAATCAAAAGAAAGGATACTAAGGTTCCATGATTCAACAGAACATAGTACTTTAGGTCAGATATTAAGTCGTAGTAAAGTTAGAAAACGTAAACTAGAAGCAGAACTTAGCGCAGAACAGCACAAAATAGATGTTGAGTTGCCTGAGGATGCTGAATTACTAGATAAGTTCTCTACTAAGGAAGAATTATTTATGAATTATTTTATTATAGAGAATGAAACAACAAGAGAATCAGAAGCACCAAGACGTGAAACTTTTTAATGGCGAACCAATTATTATTGTTAGGTTGGGGAGAGATAAGATTTACCGTTGGGCTACTAAGAAACATGGTGCCATGGATGCAAAATCACTTCAGTTTGTAGAGGACTATATGGTTCGTAACAAACATCAATGTAAGATTGTAAATGACACACGGGATCTTGAGGACTTGGTATGAAGCTAACTTTGGAAAAGGTTGGTTCTTATCTCTTCTACCCTTTCTTCGTAGCCAAGCTATGGAAGATATAAGGTTAAAAATCTTAGATAGAAGAAAGAAAGCTATTGTTTATCCACCTACAGAAGATATGTTTAAAGCATTTAAACTATGTCCTTGGGAAGATACTCGAGTAGTTATTATAGGGCAGGATCCTTATCATACCCCAGGGTATGCAAATGGACTGGCCTTTAGTTCAGGAGAAGCTAATAAGCTTCCCCCATCATTAAGAAATATTCTCACTGAATTAGAGAATGATATTTTTGATGGTTTTAACATTAATATATACGAGAAATATGATTTAACCCCTTGGGCTAAGCAAGGAGTACTTTTAATTAATACTGCCCTAACTGTAGAAAAAGGTAAAGCAGGTTCCCATAGTGATATATGGCCTAAATTTACTGAAGCAGTGTTAACTGCGTTACAGGATAAGACAGGAGTAATTTATGTCCTTTGGGGGAATCACGCAAAATCATATAAAAGCCTAATAAGAGAAGAACACAATTATATCTTAGAAGCAGCCCATCCTAGCCCCTTTTCAGCACATAAAGGATTTTATGGATGTAAGCACTTTTCTAAGATAAATGAAATAATAGAAGCCCAAAATGGGCCTGAATTTAAAATAGATTGGTAATGAGTGGGAGACCCAAACAACGAGTATTTCAATATAACGAAAATGGTAAGTTTCTTAAGTATTGGGATTGTAAAAATGATTTTAGAAAAGAATATTTTCCAGCAGATATTGGAATAAGGCCTTTATTTACAGAGGGGGATATCATGGTAATGGAAGATAATACTATAGCAAGTATCTCGAGAATAGGACGAGTTGGAGTAAAAGCTTTTCTAAAAAGATATCGTAGTCCTTATGTAGATAGGAAGTGGCTACACGGCACTTTTGATAATAAAAAAGTAGTGGCTTATAATTTAGATAACGAGAAAATTGCAGAATTTAAGGATTGGGATTTTGCTTGTAAACTAATGAATATTTCAAGGAATACTTTAAACAGCCGTATTAGAAATGGTTCTACCCATGGTAGAGATGGGCTAAAAATAGCATTAGAAGATTAGAAATGGATAAAGAAATATTTAATCAAATTCAGGCAGATTTAGAGAAATTCTTACCATCTCCTGAGATGTCCTCAGATGCTCTTATAAGGTTTGTTTACACAGCCCTAGAGAGAAACTATAGACAAGGCAGAGGAGAAGCTAAGAAAGAAGCTATAGCTGTCCTAGAGGAAGCTAGACTAAAAGAAAAGCATGAAGTAACAATTACGTATTTACAAGAACAAATAAGAGGAAAAGTTTAGAATTATTTTTAAAAATCCTATGAGGAACAGCTTAGATTTCGTATCTTTGTTGTTCCTTTTAATTATAAAATTTTGTGAATGGATGAAAATGTATTTAGGACAGCCTTTAGTGAAACTGTATTTAAAAATAAGTACGCACATGAGGGGTGTGAAACTTGGGAGAAATTGTCTTCCACGTTAATTAGAGATGTCTGTAAAGAACATCTCAGTAAGGAGGAAATAAAGAATCTTATTAGTCTACATTCAAATATGAAGTTTATCGCTGGTGGTAGATATTTATATTATGCAGGTAGAGCTAATAAATATTTTAATAATTGCTACCTACTTAAAGCAGAAGAAGATAGTAGAGAAGATTGGGCTAATTTAAGTTGGAAATCAGAAAGTTGCCTTATGACAGGTGGTGGTATAGGTATTGACTATTCTATATATAGGCCTCATGGGGCTCTTATTAAGAAAACTGGTGGGACCGCTAGTGGGCCTATCCCTAAAATGAAGATGATTAATGAAATTGGAAGGAATGTCATGCAGGGTGGCTCCAGAAGAAGTGCTATTTATGCTTCTTTAAATTGGAGACATGGTGATGTTAGTCAATTCCTACACTCTAAAGATTGGTATAATATGCCTATTTCAGGAGCTTATGATAAAGATGGAGTTAATTTAACAATAGGGAATCTAAAAGAAAAGGATTTCAACTATCCAGCACCAATGGATATGACAAATATTAGTATAAATTATGATAATAATTTTTTAGAAACAGTTTATGATTTACCTATAGAGCAAATTAAAGTTAATTTTGCCAATGAAGTAGATATGCCGATAAAATATATACCAGCTGTATTTATAGATAATTGTAGACAAGCTCTGAAAACAGGAGAACCTGGTTTTAGTTTTAATTTCTTTGACAAAGTAAACGAGACATTAAGAAACGCTTGTACTGAGGTTACCTCTGAAGACGATAGTGATGTTTGCAACTTAGGTTCTTTGAATTTATCTAGATTTGAGAATATAGAGGAATTTAGGGAAGCAGTTAGGTTGGCTTCTAAATTTCTATTATGTGGCACTTTAAAAGCAAAATTACCTTACGCTAAAGTTTATGAGACAAGAGAAAAGAATAGAAGATTAGGTTTAGGATTAATGGGAATCCACGAATGGTTACTTCAAAGAAATTATGGCTATGAAGTAGTTCCAGAACTTAAAGAGTGGCTTACGGTATATAAAGAAGAATCAGAGTTAGCAGCTAATGAGTTAGCTACTAGTTTGAAGATAAGTAAACCAGTAGCTTATAGAGCAATAGCTCCTACAGGAACAATAGGTATCTTAGCAGGTACAACAACAGGTATTGAACCTCTATTTGCTGTAGCTTATAAAAGGCGGTACTTAAAAGGAGATAAGGCGTGGCATTATCAGTATGTTATTGATGGTACGGCTAAAATTTTGATTAATAAATACTCTTTAGATCCTGAGAAAATAGAAAGCGCTGTAGATTTATCAAATAATTATGAAAAAAGAATTAAATTTCAAGCAGATATACAAGATTATGTTGATATGAGTATATCCTCTACAATTAATTTAGCAAAGTGGGGAACAGAAACTAATAATGAAACTAAAGTAAATGATTTTGCTAAAACATTACTTAGTTACACCCATAGATTACGAGGATTTACCTGTTATCCAGATGGAAGTAGAGGGGGACAGCCCTTAACAGTGGTATCATATGCAGAGGCTAAGCAGCATGAAGGGAAAGAATTCAAAGAAGAATTCCATGATATATGCGATATATCTGGGGGTGGAACCTGTGGAGTATGAGGAAGTATAATTATTTAAAGGAAAATGATACTTTTGGAAAATGGACAATTATTTCTGATGGGCCTATTATTAAAACTAAAGCAAGATCATTTCATTATTTTTGCAAATGTGCTTGCGGAGATACAAAACGATGGGTAAATGCAAGTGATTTAGTAAATAGCAGAAGCATCTGTTGTAATAAATGCTCTCAATATAGTGGACATAATGAACTCTCATTATCCTTTTTTAATGTAATTAAGAAAGGAGCTATATCTAGAGGTTTAGAATTTAATATAACTATTGAAGCTATTTATCATTTATTAGAAAAGCAAGATTTTAAATGTAATTTATCGGGTATAGATATTAAATTACATAAGAGACATTACAAGAATAGAAAAGAACAAACTGCTTCATTAGATAGGATAGACTCATCTAAAGGCTACACGCTAGATAATGTGCAGTGGTTACATCGAGATATAAATATAATGAAAAATACACATAAACAAGAGTATTTTATTGAATTATGTAAGAAAGTAGCTGATTGAAGTAAAATAACGTAATAAACTATAAAAGGGTAGCAGAAATGTTACCCTTTTTTATTAACTAAAAAATGAAGAAGAAATGTATAAAGTAGGAGATGAAGTAATAATCACTAAAAGTGCTAATAACTGGGCCTCTGACATGGATGAATATGTAGGTAAAAAAGTTATTATTTCAAAGATTAGGAAATCTTTGTTTACTCAGGGAATTCTTATAGAATTTGAGGACTCTGGGAAGTGGGATTGGAGCTCTAATTGTAATCATTTTAAACATGCAGATCCAAATCATTCTAGAAATGAAAATATTAGAAAATTTAAAGAATTAACATTATGAAAAATTTTAACCCATTCCCAATTATATTTATGTTGGGACTATCAATAGCCTTTATGTTCTTCTTTAAGAGCGTAATGGAATCAGAAGGCTTCTGGTTTGCACTAGCTATGCAAATGATACCTTTAGCAGGTTTAGGAGTCTTAATAGCAATAGCAATTAAAGAAAGAAAGAAATGATATACATAGGACTAACATGTTTAATTTTAGCAGGAATTGCTAAGTCTATAATGGACAGTTTAAATTTTCACATGTATGCATCAATATTTAGACAGGATAAGTGGTTCCCTGCAGAGTGGTGGAATCCAGAATACAGTCAGTATAATAAATACAAAGACGGAGATCCTTCTAAAGGACCTGCTTTCTTTGGAGCTACTACTTTTTTAGTGTGGACTACTGATGCTTGGCATCTATTTCAATTACTATGGGGACTACTAAGTGCTACGGGATATGTAGTACTAGGTATGAGTTGTCCTTGGCTAGCAATAGCTGGATACGCATTAGAGAGAGTAGTATTTGAGTTATTTTGGTCTAAGATTCTGAAACTGCGATAGCAGAGGTTGCAGGTAAACAACCTAAAAGTGAGAAGAGAGGGATACTTCCCTCTCTTTTTTTAATTATTAATACTAATAAAAAATAAGAAAACGTGGAAGTAGCACAAGGAGAATTAAGAGAATTAAGAGTAAATCAATTAAAATTCATGTCCTTTAATAGGGAAGTGAGTATGAAACAGGTTGATAAGTTAAGTGATTCTATATGTAAGTATGGAATTCTTAGGGTACCTGTTATCGTAAAAACTAGAGCTATGTCAGGGAGCCTGGAGTATTATATAGTTGATGGGCAGCATTTAATAAAGAGTCTTATCAAAAATGAAGTGAGTAAGGTAACTTGTTTGATATTTGAGTCTGAGAATAAAGCTGAGATAGTTAATACTATGGCAGTTTTGAACAACATAGTGAAAAAATGGACCCCTGAGAATTATGTAAAAGCATTTGCAGGATTAGGAGACAGTAATTATCAACAATTACAAACACGTGTTGAAATATCTGGATTTTCTTATACAGCAATGGGGACCATACTAGGAAACGCTACAAAAATTAAACAGGGTACATTTGTAGTAGAGAACACAGATGCTAATAGTTTAATAAGATATGTATCGGAGATATGTAGTATTTTAGAAGCACACAACAATAAATTTATTACAGGATTTGTGAGTTTTTACAGACATCCTAGTTTAACTAGATACAACCATAGTGAGTTTAAATTAAAGTTATTAACTTCTTTAGAGGAATTTAAACACTTACCTTACATATCTAGGGAAGCAACAATTACAGAAAAGCTTTTAGAAGTATATAATAGATAAAAAGAAAAAGAGGGGCTAGACCCCCCTTTTTGACTTTCACTTAGCAAAAATTTTTGACTTTTACCCGTTTTCTAAGAAAGCGAGAGCGTCCTCAACATTACTGTCCCATGCATTCCATATAGGAACTAAATCTGCAAAACGCTTTTTTATCTTAAGTTCTCCAGAACGTCTTCCTGATTTATATCTTTCTGTAGGATTAACTGTTTGTGCTAAAAAATCAAGACTTTCTTGTACAGAATTTAAGGACATCACAGGGTTTCTAAAAGTCCTAACAGCTTCACTAGGATTTATAAAAGAAGTAAGTTCTGAATACAACTTGCGAGAAAGATAAGCAGCATAAAGATCTTCTGGATCATCCCCTTCTTTAAAAGCTTTAGAAGCTAGCCACATTATAACTGCTACAGTAATTTCTAAAGTAGCTCTTTTAATTCTAGCTTTTTGTTCATCTGTTAATGTATTCCAGTATTGTGGAGCTGTTGCTAATTTAAGAGCAAGTAGGTCTTTACCTATATTATATACGAATCTCATAGTTTCAGTATAAGTACCTTCTTCAAATTCTCCTGTCTCAGGATTGAAACTTCTAATAGCTAAATCTTTATCTTGAGGATTTATACTCATTCTACCTATTCCTCTAAATCTTTTTTGGACACCAGGGATAAGCCATCCACGCATCTGATATGTTAAGGCCCCAACAGCTGATCTTTTAAGAATAGATTTATTCTTACTATCATAGTTACCATAGAGGTCTCTATTAGTTCTTCTAATAAGTTTAGATATTATTCTCATATCAGAAAAACCTATTCCACTAGTCTTCTCAGTAGAAACTACTGCTGGGTGAAAATCAAGTTTTCCATTTTCATCTTTTACATGTGCGGTATCGACTCCTATTGCTTTTTCTCTATCTTTAGTGGGTTTAAAGTCTTTATCCAGGAAGTCTCCATTTGCGTCCTTAACCTTTATGTTATCCAATACTGAGTACATTACAATAGATTGTACATTATGTTCCCCCATAGTGTTAAAGGCTATTAAAGAACCTGTTTGGGCTATTCTTTTAATTCTGGTATTCTCATTAAATTTCTTATCTAGGGGTTGGTGGTCAGACATGGCATCGAATTTTCTAGCTAACAAATTAGTTCTGCTCTTAGGAACTCTTTGTCCTATATCAGCTACTATTTTACCATTAGCCATCTCTTTATAGTACTCTGCAGTACCATGGGCTCTATTTTTAATTCCAAATACTCCAGTATTTTTTCCAGCAGTTTCTATCCAAGAGACCGTACTACCATGTAATACGTTAGCCATCCCTGTTAACCCCTTTCCCGCTAAAGCTACCATGGAGGTATAACTTCTAATGGAGTTTAATACTTTAGCTATTCTAGGATCTCCTTCGGTTTGAATACCATAGACTCTATGTCTAATTAAAGAGTTTAACGCTAGTGCTAAATTAGAACCTGCTTCTTTAGCTTTTTTAGTTAGTGCTTCTCCTGTAGTACGATCTACCTTTAGGATTTGCTTAAAACTAGTTCGTTGCTCTATGTCTGCTTCGGATACCAAATCTTGTAAGCTCTGTAAAAATACAGCAGTTTCTGACTTAGCTTCAAAATTTAATGAATTATGATAATCCATTAACATTAAACTTAAGACATCTTTACTTTGATCTTCAGGAGCTACATTGGTATTTCGGTAGTGTAAAGGAATAACCTCTCTTTCATTTCCTGAGGGACCTGTGATAACTTCTACAAAACTAGCTTCTTTATTTCTGGCTATCCTCCCCTCTATATCTCCAAACTCAGTATCATCAGCTCTTAACTTAAATTTATCTTTAAAACCCTCTACTGCAGTAGAAATTGCTCCAGAAGTATACATTCTTTCTAGATTATTCTTATTAACTCTAGGAAGGGCAAACCCTAATTTAATAGGCACAATAGCATCTTTCTCCTTAACTAGTTTGGAAATGAATTGCTGCATCTCCCAAACAGGAGTACCCGCATAAGTTTCTCTAAACTCTGTCCAGTTTAAAGATTTTTGATTTACTACAACATTCAAAGATTTACCTTCTTCATCCACAGCAAATATACTAGCAAATTGTTTTTCTGGATTACCACTTTTCCCTACATAAGCCTCAAATCTTTTATAAATCTCATCAGCTTCCTCTTCTTTAGCAATAGTTTTTTGGTCTATAGCGTAATCTGCTGTATCTAAAGCCTCCACAGCCATAGACATAATATCGTGTCCCATATCCCTAGGATTTACAGCATAAGTCACTGCTGTAGACATGTCAACTGTCTTCTTAAGAATCCCTCTTACATATTCCTCAGTTTCATAGCTGATCTTATCAGCATGAATCATCATATAAGCTTCCACATATTCTTTTTGCTTCTTATCTAATTCAGTGCTTGATATTCTCTGCTTCCTAAGTTCAGGCTTCTTATTCATAATGAACTCTCTAGTAGCTTTATCTTTATAGTAAGCTTTAACTTTATCAAAATAGGGAGACCAAGTCTTAACATGATACTCTCTAGTAAGATCTATAGAATCTCGCTGTAATTTAGTTCTACTTTCATTAATTGTGTGAATAATCTCAAACTCTTTTTTAAGTTTTTCGTCTCCAGCAAAGTCTTCACTTAATTCATCTAATAAATTTAAAGATTTTAAATGCTCTCTGATTCTAACTAGTTCCTCTAAATTCAGCTCTCTTTCTTCCACATTAACTCTCTGCTTAAGGTTTTTCATGTGCTTGACTAGACTATTAGTAGTAGTCTGAGCATGGATTAGATACTTATTGATAGCATAATCTGCTTCAAAATCATCTAGTTCTTTTAGCGTCTTCTTTAGCTCTCTAACTCTTTCTTTTAGGTCAGGGTTCTTCTTAACTACGTGAGACAGCCTTTGTAGCTTTCTTTTAAGGTCTCCCCTAGCCTTCTCTAGAAAGTCATTTTTTTGCTTAAGGTGTTTATCCACCTCCTCCAATTCAGGATTAGGCTGTGTCTCTACGATATCTTTTTTAGCTAATTCATTTAGGATACTTTGTGGGTATCCTTGATTAGCTATATATATATCCATAGCACGGTTACCGTCACCATCTACTGATTTTAATAAGAGTTCCCAAGGCTTATTAGTAATGGGACATTGCATTGCTGTTTTCATATTAACCTATATTTAAACAAAAGTTTAATTGCTCAGCCACTTCCTCTGGACTGAGTTCAGATGTCATTTGGTCTTCTGGTGTCTTATACTTATCATAAGGAGCTACAGGTGTACTTAACTTCACATCAGCTCCTAATTTAGGTGTTTCAGGTGAGTTTAAGTTCAAGTATGTCTCTCTTGGTATCTGATTCTCTGCAAAGATACTATATTTTGAGGTACCAGTGAACTCTTTTATTTGAATAGGCCCTTTTGAGTAACCTAATAAATTAGTTCTAAAATACACAGCTTCTCTATTAGCAGTATATCCTTGCAATTGAAATAACTTAGTAATGTATTTACCCTTAATTTTCTCCTTAGTAATTTCATCAGTTGCTTCTATTTGAATCTTAACAAAAGGTTTAAAAACAGGGCTTCCTGTAATAGAGACCCCAGCAATAAATTCTGTATGCTCTGCAGTTACTCCAAACCCAGTTTCCTTTTGGTCAAGAGCCACTAATCCTTGTGAGGTTTCCACTCTAAGTTCATTAGTTTGACTTGGAAATATCCGTGGAACTAATTGATTATTCTTGCGGGCTATGTTTTTCATAATCCCATCGGTATGATGATCTAGAGCATGGATATCTTCCGCTAAAGTATCTTTAATTTGCTTTAGTTGTTCTCCAAAGTTCTTACTCATCAAGTAAGTCATTGGTATATGTTCATGGAAGGATCCTAACATAGATGAAAATCCTGATGTATGAAAAGCATATTGAATTAGATCTTCTGCAAATGCAGTCTCCTTCTCTAAGAGTTCTTCCCAAGCATTGTAAAGTTCATCTTTAGTTCTTTTTACTGTATCATTCTGAGGAAGATATATTCTACCAGGTCCTCCTTTCTTTCCTTCTTCTAGCTGTAAAGCATTAATTAGTAGATTCTCTTTTAAATTAGGATTAGTTTTGATTTTCTTAAACCTATCCATTATAGAGAAAGCTCTAGGAGTATCTTTGCCAAATTGAGCTCCTTCAGGAACACCATATATAATGTCTCGTAATTCTTCAGCAGTTAACCTGAACGCATCTGTAGTTGCTGCTACAGAAGTATAGATCTCATTAGCAAGAGTATCAGCTACTTTTTCATGATTCTCCTTTGTAACTAGAGTTAAATACCCAGAAGAAGCCGCCATATTCTGAATCAAAGATTTAGCTGCTGTAGTTGTATGTACAAATTCTTCCTGAAACATCTCCAATATAGTATCAACAGAGTTCTTAAAGTAAGTACCTATCATCTTCTTATTATTCTCAGAGTATATAAGTGAATTTGCTTCTAGCTCCATTCCTAAGAAATTCTCTAGATTACCTATATCACCAGAGGCCAATGTTCTCTTCATTAAGTTCATAGCCAATTGAGCTCTATTCAGATTCTTAGTAGCTCCATTAACATCTACTTTACAAATAGTAATTAAGTCATTAAGCTTGTTAGACTCTTTTCTCCAACGTAAGAATTGAGTTAATATTTGTGCCTGTAGAGCTTCTTCAGCAGGAATTAAAGGAATTCCTTTATTCGTTTTACTTAGCACAGTTTGTAACTCATCGGTAGTAGTAGTTATTTCTGCCCCATAATCTGTTAATCCATTTTTTTCAAAGAAAAAGTATCCAGATTCATAATCCTGAACACCGTACTTCTCGGCCATAGCTGTAAGTGGATCTATGTCAGCACTAAAAGTACTCTCTTTCTTTTCTACTGCATCAATATAATCTTTAATTATAGGTTGTCCCATAAATGAGAATACCCATTCTCTAGAGAATCCTGCTCTAATCAACATAAAGGCAGTACCAGCTGTCTGCTGATTAATATTCATTCTAGAGATAAAAGGATCTTTAGCTGCATCAACAATAGCATTCATTAACATACCTAAGGTATTCGCTATGTTATTACCATCTTCATCTACTAAGTTAGATAAAGAGGTGTCCCCATCAGCTGTAGGCTTACCTTTACCAAGGTAAGTACCCTTAAGATATAGATTTTCATGCAGAATTAAACTATGGTGAGATAAATGGTTAGCAATAGGACCTACTAAATTCTTAGCACTATCAAAAGTATTCTTATTTTCCAATTGAGTAGTCCCAGAGAAGAAACCTAGATCAGAAGTACTCGCTACTCTAGGGTAGTGTTCTTCAGCAAACTTTAATAAGTAAGGATCATCTAGCGGTGCCATTACTTCTACATAAGCAGAAGGATGCATTAGCATATTACGCATTAACTCTAATCTTCTATTCTCTAAACCTTTTTTGTAATGGTCTCCTGTAATATTAGTGTCTTCAGGATTATACTTAATAGGGTAAATAGTTTTTGTGTCTTTATTAACTCCTAAATTAGGAAGAATAACAAAAGCTTTATCAATATCAAAGTCACTACCTGTTTTAGTAGTAATCTCAGAGAATGCTACCATTGTGTCTCCCATTTCTGGTGGTAAGAACCCAACTATTTCAATAGCATCATTAGAAGCTGCTGCCTGGTTAGGTATTCTATAAGAGATACCTGATAGAGCACCACTTTGAACCATAGCTTCTATTTCCTTATGACTTAAGGATTTATAATCTTCATGTAGTTCTTGGAAAATTCTAACCATTTCACTATGAGGAAGTAACACTTGTGCAGCATTTACTTTATCCTCTGTCATAGTCATAGGTTGTAATCTCTCTGCAGGATTCTTAAACCAAATGATGCCATCCTTAACAGCTTCATCTAGTTTCACCTCAGCTCCTACAAAGCCAAAATCAGACATTTGAATAAAAGCTCCCCCCATTTGCTTAAGTCTAACTGCAGATTTAGTAAGCATGGCAGGAAGTTTATTCTCTACTTTTTGCCTATTAGGAAGAGCATCTAAATCGACTCCCTGATTAATAGCGTGTTGGGTATTATCTGAAACAGAATCCTTAATTTCCTTTTGAAGTCTTCTATTCACTTTACGAATTCCAGCCTCATCCTTTTCAAATCCAGTTTCTGGATCCCATCCTATGGCAGAAGTAAATTTACCAAGGCCTAAATCAGATAACTTAGAAATAACTGAATGATATTCTTCATAAATCTCTCTACCAGTTTTCTCATCCTCTGCGTATACCTCATCCATTTTAACAACAGATAAAGTGTTTTTAACAGTTTGGATCCCTACTATAGTCTCTTTAATCTGCTTACTAGATAAGTCTTGTTGTAAAAACAGATTCGTATAAGATAGCTTTACAGGTTTTAATAGAATGTCTCCTGAAGACTTCATGTTACCTTCTTCAGTAGTGAGGGACGTAATCCCCATAGCCCCTACTTTCTTACCATCTAACACGATAACATGGTCTACTGGAGAAGTCTTTTTTGTAGGAAAATGTCGGTCTAATATGAGACTATTAATTTTCTGCAGTGCTTTAGCAGCTTGTTGTTTTGTTCCGTGAGTACTATGAATATTACGCCAGTCTCTTCTACCAACAACTACATATTGTCCTGCAAATTCTCCTGAGGAAGCTTCATACATTTTATAACCAAATAAATTTAAATAATTCTCTTCAGCTTCTATATCTCTACCCTGTATTTGAGGAGAATATACTCCAACAGTGTCTTTAAGAAACATTTTAACTTTTCTGGCTTCATCAGAATTACTTCTTGGATTGTTTTTGTTATACAATTCATCTAAAGAAGTAAATGTAAAATGTGTTCCTGCTCCTCCTCTATACTCTTGAGCAATATTACTTATATAGATAATCATATCTTCTAAAGGCAAATCAAAAATTATTTCCTCTTTAAAATCTGCGAATTTTTTAGGGTACTTCTCTTGTAAAAAAGTAGCTATTTTAGAATCATCTTTAAATTCATTAAGTAACCAAGTACGTACTACGGTATTAAATTTTTGGTTTAAGGCCCGCATAGGGTCAACAGGGCCCCCTTCCATAGCAAGTCGTAAATTATCTAACTCAGTTCCTTTTGTCATAAAAGGGAGTAATACTGCCTCAGACTGTTTATTATACTGCATACTCAATATACCACCTGTAGTAGGCATTAACTCAGCATGTACAGTCTTAAGAGGCTGTGCAAGTAATTTAACTTCGTTGTAGCCTAAAGATTCTTCGTTAATTGCTTTAATGTAAGCAGCTTCGTGCTCAGGATACCATTTTCCTAAACCTCGCATTCTTTCTCTATACGTGTCTAAAGTAATCCATGCCTGTGCATCAGTTCTATTTACCTTCTGATAAGGTTTAAATAGCTTATTAAGTGCAGTTTGGGAAATCCCTGTTCTGTCACTTATAATTTTAATGTTATCCTTGTTGCTAAAGAAGTCAGATGCTGCTTCTATATTTTCTACAGTAGCAGATGTGTAATAAGGTCTGACACCTTGATCACCTTCTTTAGTTCCTTTAAAGATACGGAAGTCAGCTCCAGAAGCAGCACTTACAGGAATTCTCTTCATAAAGTCCCCGAAATGATCTTGCTCTATCCAAGGCAACTGTTGCCCTGCTTCATTGAATTTATATTTAACTTTATACAAAGCAGGGTCTCCATTAAATAACTTAGTCTGCTCAACATTTCCTATAATAGAATTTAAAGTATAATCTGCTAAAGCAGCTATAACATCTCCAGTATAAGCATCATCAATAAACTCTTGGTCTAGAGTGTTGTTAACAATCTTATCTTTATTTGTTTCTTTATCCTTTATAGTATTGATAATATTGAACTCTTTAGCTTTAGCTATATCCTTCTTGACTATACTCATAAAAGCATCAGCTATATATTCTCGTAGTTCAGGATTATTTATTCTCTCTGGAGTAAGTGCTTTAGGTTTTCCTTTAGAATCTACAAGGTCAAACTTAGCTAGATCTAGTCCAGGGAATAAGAAACTCTTAAAGGCATTACCTGGCTGTCTTTCTCCATTAGGACCTATAACATAGTGGTAGTATAATAACTGCTTATCTTCTGGGAGACCAGGCTGTACTACACCATTATCATCTGTATATCCATTTACCTGCTCATAAGCAACTTTCATCCTAGCTAGCTCATCTTGTAAGTATCCAGACAATATAGTCACTGGGCGGAGATTCAATGCACTCTTCTTCATGTTATAAATAGGTGCCTGTGTAGTTGGGTCTATAGAGATATTAGCTCTTTCAACACTTCTACGACCTACTTTAATATAACTTTGTTGTCCTTTATCTGCTTCGGCAAGTCCTATTAAGATACCGTGCTTAATTGTCTTAGTAATCTGATCATGTAACTGGTCTGCAGGTTTAAGATCAGAAGCCTTATGCCCTTTGTCTCCAGTCTCCATATAACGATAGTTACCATAAAGGCCTATCTCAATGGAGTCTCTAAACTCTTCAGCTCCTATTGGATCTGTTGGGTGTATTAACTTATTTAATATTAAAGAATTTTGATTATATCTTCCTTCTTTTAACATCTCTACCCCAGTTAAATCTCCTGACTTAAA